TGGGCTAAAAGAACTTTTGATACATATCCTAGCGCATATGCAAATATGGCCGCATCTAAATATTGCAAAGATCCAAACTATGCTAAAGGATCTAAAAAGAAAGCAAAGAAAATGAAAAACGGTGGGCTTGTTAGCATCAAAGGGCAAGGTATCGTAATGAAAGAAAGACTTAGATAATGGGACAGCTAAAGGAATGGCGTAATCAAAAATGGGTTCGTATAGGAACTGATGGGTCTATTTTAGGAGAATGTGGAACAAGTCCAGATAAAAAAAATCCAGATCGTTGTTTGCCAATGTCAAAAGCTAAAAGTCTTTCAAAATCAGAAAGAGCCTCTACAGCAAAAAAGAAAAAGTCTGAAGGAGGGACAGGGAAGACTGTTGTAGCAAATACTACAAAAGCAAAAGTCAGATTAAAAAATGGTGGCGAGGTAAGGAGAATCGCTAGAGGTTGTGGTAAAGTAATGAACGATAGACGAAAGAAAACTAAATTTTCATAGGAGCAATTATGTTTAAAAAAACTAAAGGCTACGCATCTGGTGGCATGGTTAAATCAAAAGGCATGAAAAAAGGCGGGATGATGAAATCAAAAGGCTACAAGAAAGGTGGTAAGGTTAGCACTAAAGGCTATAAAAAAGGCGGAAAGGTAAACACTAAAGGTTATAAGAAAGGCGGCAAAGTAAGTAAATAGTGTCTTACTTATATAGTAATATACCCCACTTTAAGTGCTGGGTAAGGAGAGAGTACACGCATAACCATGAGCAATATCATGGTGAGTTCTTGCATGCAATGGCTATTGGTGTCACCACTATGCCAAATCGTTGTTTAAGTTTTCATATTATATTCACTGGTGTAGAGGCTGATGGGGAGCCAGAGGATACAGTCCATGGTGGAGCTATGTGGGCTCGTATGCCAATTACAGCTTTAGTTGGAGACACTCCTTTTGAAGAGTGGCCAGAACCTATGGCTGTACATGATGCTCAACCATGGGATTGTTCATCTCACCATAATTCTGTTTATGTTATGAATCGAGCAACACCATGTCCGTGGCTTGCTAAGATTGATGGTAAAATGTTCCCGGCGAAGTATTACTTCACTGTTGATTACGCAGAAAGCGAGATAGCAGATGATCCTGCTCAACACAAAAGCAGTCATGTTTTAGAGTTATTAGATGCAGGTGAGTGGACTGGAAACATAGTAGCTTTACCAAATAATAGAGTTAGAGCAACACACCCAGCTTGGTTTCAAGTTGGAGAAGGAGCACCTGATTTTAAACCTTCTGCACATATACATTACAGCAAATCTGATTTAGACTATACCTTAGATGTAAATCGAGTTTTCGATAATTTATATAACGAGGATGAATAATGGCTGATTTATCGGTTGCTCAAAAAAGAAAATTAATAAAAGAACTTAAAGGCGCTTCTAAGCTTCATGCAAAACAAGCGGCTCAAATAGAAAGATCTTTAAAAAAAACTAAAAAGAAAAAATAATGTCAGTTTCAGGCAGTACAGACTTTGAACCAAATGTAGCTGAGTTCGTAGAGGAAGCATTTGAAAGATGCGGCCTGGAACTTAGAACTGGTTATGATCTAAAAACTGCAAGACGGTCTATTAATCTTATGCTTGCTGAATGGGCTAACCGTGGTCTTAATCAATGGACGATAGAACAGGCAACGCAAACTGTTACTGAAGGTCAAAATGATTACACCCTAAATGCTAATGTTATTGATATATTAGATTGTTCAATAAGAAGAAACACTGATGGAACTAATTTAGATCTTCAAATGTCTATGATTAGTAGAAGTGAATATTTGAACATTCCAACCAAATCAACCAAGTCTAGACCTTCTCAATTTTTTCTAGATAAACTTACTACCCCTATTTTAAAAATATGGCCAGCTCCAGAAAACTCTACTGACGTATTGGTTTTTAACAAGCTCGTAAGAATGGATGATGCTGATGCCGGGACTAACACCATGGATATGCCTTTTAGGTTTTATCCTTGTTTTGCAGCTGGGCTCGCATATTACATTGCAATCAAAAAAGCTCCTGACAGAGTTGGCATGTTAAAACAAATGTACGAAGAAGAGTTTGAAAGAGCTTTATCACAGGACGAAGATCGAGCTTCATTTAGAATAGCTCCTTACAAACCAGGCTGTTAACCATGGCATACGCTACAGGTAAGTATGCAATCGCACAATGCGATAGATGTTCTTTTGAGTATCCTCTTAACCAATTAAAAAAAGAATGGAATGGTCTAAAGACTTGTCCAGAGTGCTGGGAACCTAAACATCCTCAGCTAGAGCCACTTCCTCATGTAATGGATCCAGAGGCTTTATATGAGCCTAGGCCTAATACAGATAAAGAAGTAGGAGAGGGTTTTGTTGTTGTTGTTTATACAAACATTTACGAACAACACTATATGAGCTCAGATATTATAGGATCAAATTTTTTGGTTCCTCAATCAACTGGTGATATTGGAACTATAACTGTTAGCACAGATGGATCAGTAACACCTAGTCCTAGCCCAACACCCGCACCAACACCTAGCCCATCTGTTACAACTTACACAGTAACCGTTGCTAGTTATTTAGGATCTAATTATTATTATATAGATGGGTCTAGGGCTCCAACTCTTTCTTTAACAGAAGGACAAACTTACAAATTTGACCAGTCTGATAGTACAAATAACAATCATCCGTTAAGGATTTCAACCACCGCAAATGGAACTCATGCTGGTGGATCTGAGTACACAACAGGTGTTACAACAAGCGGAACTCCCGGAAGCTCAGGAGCATACACTCAGATAGAAGTTGCATCAGGGGCACCTACGCTTTATTATTACTGTACTAACCATTCAGGCATGGGTGGCCAATTAAACACTTAATATGAGCAGTCCTTTAACATTATCAGAATTAAAAACATTGATTCAAAACTATGTGCAAAATAGTGAAACTACTTTTGTTAATACTCTTGATGACATAATTAAAAATACTGAAGAAAGAATATTTGAATTAGTTCAGTTTGATTATTTTAGAAGAAATGTTCAAGGATCTATGACAGCTGGCTCTAGATTTTTAACAGCACCAGATGATTTTGAACTGTCTTTTTCTCTTGCATGTATAGATAGCACAGGTAAATATTATTATCTTGATAAAAAACATCCGAGTTTTATGCAAGAATATACTCCAGATCCAACAGACTCAGGATCAAGAGGTCTTCCTTTATATTATGGTGACTTTGACAAAAACTTAAATACTGGATTAGAAGAAACAAGTTTAATTATTGCACCAGTTCCAGATCAAAATTACACAACTGAACTTCATTACTTATACAAACCCAATTCTTTGGTTACAGACACAACTGGAACTTGGATGTCTGATCATGCTAGAAACGGATTATTGTATGGCTGCTTAGTAGAAGCTTATACATTTATGAAAGGCGATGCTGATATGATGAGTTTATACGAAAACAGATTTCAACAAGAAATGGCTAGGCTGAAAAACAAAGCTGAAGCAAGAGGAAGGAGAGACGAATACAGATACGATTCGCTTAGAACAACGGTTACATAAAGGAGAGAGAAAATGAAACCAATCAAGAAGCTTGAAGGTAAAACTGTGGCTATTGTCGGCATGGGCAGTAGTTGGTTTGATTACAATTTAGCAAAATCACATGGCTCACACTTTGATGAGGTATGGGCTATAAATTCAGTTGCTTCTGTTATATTTCATGACAGAGTATTTATGATGGATCCAGCATCTAGATTTTTAGACACTGATGATGCCGGGGGGCAAACCAATAGCATGTCTAAACTTCTTACAGAGCACGAGGGTCCAGTTTATACATGTCAATTAGATGATCGTTGCTCAGGCCTAGTTGAATATCCAATAGATGAAGTCTTGGCTGGTTGCGGATCTCACTATCTTAATAACACTGTTGCTTATGCAGTAGCATTTGCCTTGTGGAATAAAGTTGGAAAAATAAAAATGTTTGGAATTGATTTTAGTTATAAAGGCAATTTGCATTTTGCTGAAGCAGGCAGAGCTTGTGTAGAATTTTGGTTAAGCAAAGCAATGTTCAACGGTATTGAGATTGAGGTTGCTCATACAAGTGGATTGCTTGATACAGCAGTTCCGGCTGATGAAAAACTTTATGGCTATCACAGACTAGAAGATCCTTTGGTTGTTATTACAGATGAAAAAGGAGTCTTGATTGCCAAAAAAAGAAGTCAGTTGCAACAATTTAAAAGAGAGCAAGAGCCTGTTTTGGTTGACAGAAATGATACTCACCTTAAGAAAAATAAAGTAGGAGAGCCTAACAAATGGTAATGAGTTATAAAGCTGGTCCAGAGCTAGGCGTGATAGAGGTTCATACAACAGATGAAGGAGGACACTCTACTGAGTTTTGGGCAAAGCGTTGTATAGAAAAAATGATTCATGTTAGTGATGATGCGCCTGAAGAAATAAAAAAACAGGTGCAGACCTACAAAGACAATATAGAAAAACTTATTGAACTATATATGCAAAATGCTATAAAATCTGATAGGATTACAATTAATAATCAATTAGATAAAGCAGGCTTAAAAGAGGCTGCCGATTTAATTAGGAAACTATAATATTATGGCAATATCATCAACACTTACAACAAGCTTTAAGAAAGAGCTTCTTCTTGGCAATCATAACTTTGCTACCAATGGAGATGCGTTTAAATTAGCTTTGTATACTTCATCAGCTACTTTAGGAGCTACCACAACTTCTTTCACCACTACAGGTCAAGCATCTGGTACTAACTATTCTTCAGGTGGAGGAACTTTAACTAAAGTTGCACCTACAAGTTCTGGTACTACAGCCTTTACTGATTTTGCTGATTTAACATTCAGTACAGCAACAGTAACAGCTAGAGGTTGTATGATTTACAACTCAAGCGATAGCAACAAATCAGTTGCAACAATTGACTTTGGTGGCGATAAAACATCTACCGCTGGAGACTTCACTATTGTATTCCCAGCAGCAGCAGCTTCTACAGCGATTATAAGAATCGCCTAGCCTTAAATGGCTATTATTAACGGTTGGGGTCGAGGCACCTGGGGTCAATTAACCTGGGGCGAACCCATTCCCGTTACTCTTTCAGCGCCTTCGGCGGCAACATCTGCTTTAGGTACTGTATCAGTTGTAGCGAAAGCAAAAGTATCACCTAGCGGTTTATCTGCCACAATTACTAATGGAGGCGTAGCAGTTGAAGCTGGCGGTAAAATTGGAGTTAATGGTTTAGCAGGCGTATCTGCTTTAGGTACAGCTACAACTATATCAAACAATAGCATAAGTGTTAGCGGCCTTGCAGGTACAACAGGCGTTGGATCTATTGTCCCAGATGCAGAAGCAAATGTATCAGTAACTGGCCAAGAAGGGACTGGAGCTGTAGGCTCTCCAACCACCATAGCTAAAGCCAAACAAGTTCCAACTGGACAAGCTGGAACATCAGCCCTTGGTACTGCAACCACTCAAACTGACAATAGGTTTGTGGTAAATGTATTTGGTAATACTGAAGGATTAGTTGGAGATCCAAGTTTTAATTGCAAAGCTAATGTTACAATAACAGGCGTATCAGCTACAGGAGAGTTAGGGCATGTATTTAAATGGCAAGATATTGACGAATCCCAGACGCCTAATTGGACAGACGTAGCTGCATAATTTAATATACAATAAGCAATTTAAAATGGCATAATAAATGCTCAGAGGTAAGAAATGGCAACTTATGTAAATAATTTAAGACTCAAAGAGATCGCTACAGGTGATGAAAGCGGAACTTGGGGTACTTCTACAAATACTAACTTAGAATTAATTGGTGAAGCTCTCGGTATAGGTACTGAAGCTATCACCACTAATGCTGATACACATTCTACTGTAGTCGCAGACGGAACAGCTGATGCTGGTCGAGCTATGTATCTTAAATATACAGGCACATTAGATTCAGCTTGTACTATTACCATAACTCCAAATACTATGAAGCGAGTTCAAATAATTGAAAACGCTACGAGTGGATCTCAAAATATTATTATTTCGCAAGGCTCAGGAGCTAACGTAACTATTGCTGCTGGCAAGGTGGCTATAGTTCAATTAGACGGAGCAGGTGCGGGAGCAGCAGTTTTAGATGTGCTTACCGATTTACAACTTTCCGACAGTTTAACTTTAAATGGCCCAACGCTAACCATAGGTGATGCAACGGCCGAAGATACTAAAATAGTATTTGATGGTAATGCTCAAGACTTTTATATAGGACTTGATGATAGTGCGGATGATTTGGTTATAGGTCTTGGTTCAGCAGTTGGTTCAACACCAGCTATCTCAGTTGATGAAAACCAAAATGTAACTATGCCACAAATAGTGACAGCATCTACTTCAGCTAATATTACTCAAGTAGCTTTAACTGACGGTACGGTATCCTGGGATGCAAAAGCTGCAGCAAACGCATTTTTATTACTAGAGGAAAACTCAACCATATCAGCACCCTCAAACAATGTAGAAGGAGCCATCATTAGTATTGAGGTGGCACAACACGCCACAAGCGGTCCATATACTTTGGCATGGAACGCTGTATTTGAATTTGTTGGAGATGTAACTCCAACCATGACCGCCACAGATGCAAAGACCGACATCTATACCTTTAGATACAATGGCTCAAAATGGCAAAATATCGGTATTAGTCAAAACCTAACACAAAGCTAAAATGGAAACCCTACAGAGAACTGCTAATCGAGGAAGTGTCTCGACTGGGTATGATATTGATAACTCTTTGAAGTTTGAATCAGCTAATACTGAATCCCTTACAAAATCTCAAACTGATAGCAACAAAAAAACTTGGACTTTAAGTTTTTGGTTTAAAAAAACAAAAGTTGATTCAGATTTACAATATGTTTATCACTATAATGTAAGTAGTGGTAATGAATTTTATTTTTTGATAAATGGAACTTCAGACTATAGAATTGAAGAATATAATAGTGGCGCACAAATAAGATTTCATAGTGGTGGTAGTGGTGATAGCTTTAGAGACCCTTCCGCTTGGTATCATATGGTAATTGCTTGTGACACTACACAAAGCACTGAAGCTAATAGATTTAAAATATATAAAAATGGTGTAGATGTAACAGCTATATCAGGGTATTTTTCTACTGCTCAATATCCTTCTCAAGATTACGAGACTCGTATAAATAATAGTGCGGCTACTATTTCTGTAGGTAAAAGTATTTCAGCAAGTACAAATTTTTGTGGCTATATGGCTGAAGTTAATTTTATAGATGGCTTGATGAAGGATGAAGAAGATTTTGGCGAGTTTGATAGTGATACTGGTATTTGGATTCCTAAACAATATACAGGTTCTTATGGTAATGAAGGATATTATTTAGACTTTGCAGATTCAGCTAACTTAGGAGATGATGCTAGTGGTAATGGTAAAAATTTTACTGAAAATAATATTACAGCCGCAGATCAAGCGACTGATACTTGCACCAATAATTTTTGTACTATAAACCCCCTAATACCCTACTATGGCTCTGTTAGTGAAGGAGCTACAAAATGGTTACATACATCAGGGGGAAGTGGTTGGGAAGCATTTGTAGCAACAATAGGTGCTGGAACAAGTGGGAAATGGTACGCAGAGTTTAAAGTTGTCACTAGTGGTAGTGCAGATAATATACTAGGTATATGCCCTATAGATGACCCTGATTTAAACAGGGGAGCAGACCATTTTCCTTATTATGGTAGTGATACTTCTTTAGACGAATCTGTTGGTTACTATGCCGCTAATGGTCAAAGATATATTGGAGGTGGTGGAGCGGGATACGGAAATAGTTGGGCTTCAACCAACATAATGTCTATCGCTGTAGATATGGACAACGGAAAACTTTATTTTGCAAAAGATGGTGTTTGGCAAAACTCAGGAAACCCTACAAGTGGTGCAACTGGTACAGGTGCATTAGATGTAAGAGGTGCAACAAAGCCCCAATCATTAGGTGCTAGTAATTACACTTCAGGTGAAAATATATTAGCTAATTATGGTGGTTACACAACTATATCAATCTCAAGTGCGGCAAGTGATGAGAATGGATATGGTTCTTTTGAATACGCACCCCCATCAGGCTACTATGCTTTGTGCACAAAGAATTTAGCGGAGTACGGATAAATGGCTTATACAACGATAGACAATCCTTCAGAATATTTTAGCACTACGCTTTATACAGGAGATGGAAGTGCTGATCAAAGCATGACTGGAGCAGGATTTAAACCCGATTTTCTTTGGATAAAAAGAAGAAATGCAAGTGAACGCCATGTATTAACAAATGCACAGATGGATGTTTCTAGTGGTGCTTATAAATGGTTAGATTCATCTTCCAATGAAGCACAGTTTAGTGGTGGAACTGGTGTTGCATCTTTTGATTCAGATGGTTTTACCATTAAAACTTCTGATTCTACTTGGAACTCAGGTGGTAGCACCTATGTTTTTTGGAGTTGGAAAGCCAATGGTGGTACTGGAACAACTAATAATGATGGAAATAGGACAACTACAGTTCAAGCTAATACCACAGCAGGAACTAGTATAGTTACTTATCTTAGTAATGGTAGTGCTTCTAACCAAACTTTAGGTCATGGACTGGGTGCTGCCCCTGGTTTAATTATATCTAAAAGAAAAGGAGCAACAGCAGATTGGTTGGTTTATCATAAAAGTTTAGGAGCAGGTAGTTTTATTTATTTAAACTCAAATCTTGCTCAATCATCAAGTAATCCACCTTACCAAGCCACTCCAACAAGTACAGTATTTTCTACACAAAATGCATTTCAAGCGACTGATAACTTTGTATCTTATTGCTTTGCAGAAAAACAAGGCTTTAGCAAGTTCAGTAGTTATATCGGTAACGGAGTTGGAAATGGTCCGTTCGTCTATACAGGCTTCAAACCTGCTTTTGTGATGTTTAAAAGACTTGGAGATCAAAGTTGGGATATGCACGATAATACAAGAGATCCCTTTAACCCAATGCCAAGAAGATTACTACCTAATCTTCAAGCCGCAGAAGAAACAAGACCAACATCAGGAGCTAGTATAGATTGCATGGATTTTTTATCAAACGGATTTAAAATAAGGTCAATAGAAAGCATACTAAATACAAGTGGCGATACATACATTTACATGGCATGGGCAGAAAATCCATTCGTAACATCAACAGGTATTCCAACAACAGCAAGATAGAGGTAAGATAATAATATGTGGGCATTAGTAGAATCAGGAAGTGTTAGCAAAGTCTATACACGACCAAAACAAATAACATTAGGAGATATTCAATATCCTAGTAACATCTTCATGCTTTGGTCTAGCTCAGAGCTAGAAGCCATAGGCATTTATGAGGTTATAATTGATAATACCAATTATAAAGACCCTGAATATTATATTAATACCAATCAGTCTTTTGCATTTGGGAGTGGAAAAGTTACAGCCACTTATGGTACAGCCACACCTTTACCACTAGATGATACAACTGATGATGATGGAGTTGTTACTAGAGGCTTAAAATATACACACTCTAAAAAAATAGACAATCAAGCTTATAGCTTATTACAGCCTAATGATTGGATGGTAGTTAGAAATGCAGAAAGTTCTAAATCCATACCCTCAGATTGGCTTGATTATAGAGTAGCAGTAAGAACTGCCGCCTCAAACATGAGAACAAAAATAAATGCAGTAAGTTCAGTAGCAGATTTAGAGGCACTTTATGTTTACAATAATGCTACACCACCAGTAAGACCACTTGGTGAGTTTCCAACAGAACCAACCTCATAGGAGTAAAATATGGATATATTAATACCATTAGCAATTGTTCTTGTAGTTGCATGTTTAGCGGCCAAAAAATTTTCACCCAAACATTGGGATATAGGCGTTTCTAATTTTAAAAAAATAATTTCTAAATTTAAGAAGTAACATGTCTTGGTTTAAAAAAGTATTACATTTTTTTACTCCTCTTAGTTCAGCAGAACTACCCAATCCTCTTAAAGAGAAAATGGAAACAGTTAGAGCCAGAAATAAAAAAGGCAGATATGTTGCTGACGATCCTAGCACTCCAGACGTAAACGAAGCTTATACAAAAGTTCCAAAAAAAAGAGGCCGACCTCGTAAGAAAAAATAATGTATGAGTATAGTTGCCAGGTCACTAGGGTGGTTGATGGTGACACTATTGACGCTGATCTGGATCTCGGTTTTAATATTCATCATAAGTGTCGCGTACGTTTATACGGTATTGACACTCCCGAGTCGAGAACTCGCGACAAAGACGAAAAGGCTAGAGGTAAGCTAGCTGCTAAGTTTTTACAAGACGCCATATCAAATGGCAAGCACGTCATCTTACAGACGCAATTAAAAGACTCTAAAGGTAAATTCGGTAGAGTTTTGGCATCAGTTATCGTAGATGGAATAGATATTAACCAGCAAATGATTGAAAAATATATGGCGGTTAAATATACAGGCCAAAGCAAGCAGGATATTAAATTAGAGCATATGAATAATAGAGCTAAATTAATTGAACTAGGAGTTTATAAGCCAAATGGACAAGGAGCAGCAACATCACGATAAAATAATAGCTTGGTCGGCTATTGGGTTTTTAGTAACTTTAGTTATTGGTTTATCTGTAAATGTTAGCGCTCAGTCTTCTCAACAGTCTGGTACAGCTTGCGTCAACGGATCTCAGTATTGCGAAAACAATAGTTTGGATACAGTCAATACGACTACAACCACAAATACCAACACGAACACCAACACCAATCAAAACACTAATACGAATACCAATACTAATTCTAATACCAACGTATCGACTAATACGAATAATTCGACTAATACAAATTCCAATACGAATGTTTCGACTAATTCAAATACAAATGTAAATACTTCGACCTCGAATAACACTAATACGAATAACAACGTCAATACTTCGACATCTAACTCAACGGTTAATTCAACCGTTAATCAAAATGTTAACAATACTAATAACTCGACTTCGACTAGCTCTAATACAAATCAAAACACCAATATTAATCAATCGACTTCAGATTCTAACGTCAAAACTGACAACAGAAACGTAAACGAAAATAATACTAAATCTGATAATACAAACCGAAATATTAACGAATCTAATTCTACTCAAACAATTAATCAAAACGTCAAGAGCAAGGCTCCTCCAGCGTCTGCAATAGCCCCAAGCATTATGTCCTATTCGCAAGATCTTTGTACTGTAGGCCGCTCTGGTGCGTTCCAGGGACAAGTATTTGGCTTCTCTACAGGAGCTACTGTTACTGACGAAAACTGCGAACGGTTAAAACTATCTAAGTATCTTTACGATACTGGTATGAAAGTAGCCAGCGTTAGTATTCTTTGCCAAGACGAAAGGGTGTTTAAAGCTATGGAAATGGCTGGTACTCCTTGTCCTTACAGAGGCAAAATAGGAGCAGAAGCAACTTTAGCTTGGGCTGAAAATAAATCTAAAAGACCAGATGTTAAAGATCAAGAAAAGTTATTCATACAAAAATGTACACACGATTCAAACCCCAACAGAGAAAAAATAAATAAAGATGTTGTTGGCGCAGTTAAAGTTATATATACAAGAAAAACTAAAACCAACAAACAATGCCGAAACGAATTCTATGCTACGCAGTAGCTAGTCTGCTATCCTTTAGTGTATATGGACAATACACTTATGAATCAGGACAAGACTTATATCACCTGCAAACAAACGCAAACAGCTTTGAAGGCGAGTTAGCTTACGAGGTAGTAGATGATGGCATTTCTCCCGCAATTGATCTTTCTTTTAATTTTACTTTTTATGGCTCTACATTCAGCCAAGCGAGGATGGCTACTAATGGATGTCTCCATTTTGGCGCTAGTGGTAGCTACTGTAACGATTACACTCCTGACCCTATTAACGGACAGCACACCTACACTATATATGCTTTTTGGACTGACTTAATTAGGGATAACAATTCTCGTATGAAGTCTTGGGGAGACTCAAGCAAAATGATATTTGGTTGGTATGATCTTAGAGAGTACAACAGAAGCAATACAGACAACAGCTTTGAGATTATACTTTGGAACAACAACTCGTTTGATCTTCGTTATGGCCATCTAGATATTATTAATCATGATGTATTGATAGGAGAGGTAGGATCTAAAAAAGAAGACTCATACACTTATTACTATCATGATGAATGCAGCACAGGTACAACCAACTCATCCTCTTGCGTCAATAAAAATTGGAATGCAACATCTATCAATACCACGCTAGAAAATGGTGGATCTTTATATGGCGCAGGTAGTGGCAACGGTATTGATTGCAGCAATCCTTTAAATGATTCTAGTTGTAGTGGTTATTCAGATGCTTTATTAACCCAACAATGTAATATAAGCTCTCTTTATAGTGAGTCATGTCCTAACTATTGGGACGCATACGATGACCAGCAATGTGATTTAGATCCTCAGTATGGCCCTTTCTGCCCTGGATACAGACAACAAGAAGATGTAGGTTACTTTCAAGAAGATCAATTTGATTACGGTTATGAAGAAGAAGAGCAGTTTGGTTATGAAGAAGAGCCTATATTTGAAGAGTTTGTATTTGAGTTTGATGAGCAGAACTTTGATGAACAAGAGTTTATGTTTGAAGAAGAAATAATCTTTGAAGAAATGTTTCGTCAAGATGAGTTTGTAGATCCGTTTCCCTTAATACCAGATTTTGAAATGCCGCGTGAAGAAATATTTATCCCTGTAGAAGATTTAATTATTGAAGAGTTTATTTTTCAAGAAACATTTTTAGTAGAAGATTTTAGAGAGCCTGAAACTTTTATTGAACTAGAGACTATCGAAGAATTAGAAGAATGGTTTGAAGAAGAAACCAGAAGAGAAGAAGAGATTGCAGTATTAGAAGACCCAGAGGAAGAGTTTATAGAAGAAATTTTTGAAGAAGAAGCCGTTGAGGAGGTTTTTGAAGCTATAGAAGAAAGATTGGCTGAAGCTGAAATAGAAGAAGAAAGAATAGAAAGAGAAGAGACTATAGAAGAAGATGTATTTGAAGAAGAGTTCCAAGTTGCTGAAAGAGAAAATGTAAAAGGTGAAAGCTCAATTAGCAGAGAGGTTGCTCTTAGGGTGGTTGCATCTACAATAAGAACCGCAAATCAGAGTGTTAGCGGTACTAACGCTGGCAATTCTATACATGCTACAGGCAATAGCGTAGCTGCTGGAAATGCCGTAAGTAACTCATCTACCGCTGGTTTTAGTACCAGTAGTTCACCTAGCATGTCAGATCAGTTTGCATCATCTACAGCTCAAACCAATCAAGTTCTTGATATGAGCAGTATGTCTATATCAAATTCTTCTTTTGGTTCAACAGCAGAAACAGAAACGGTAACAGCAGAGGTAGCAGTTGCTAACGTAACAACAGAAAAAACGCAAGATCAGATAGATACGTCTATTGCATCTGTTGATTCTGATTCAGAAACTACCGTTGAAAATATTATTGCTCAAAACCTACAAACAGCTCAAGAACAAGTTGCGGCCCAACAAGAAGAAACTGGAGAATATGGCTCAGAAAACGCTATTATAGAGGTTATGGGCTTTTTGCCAGGTTTTAATAGTTACAGAGCAGTAAACATACCCGAAAAAGAATTTTGGTATGAACCAAAAAGCATTTATACTAATAGCAACCTTTCAGATAATACTGCGGCTTTTTATGGGCTAGCAGGACAGAGTATAAAAACTTTGACTGAATTAAAACAAATGCAGCCAACTCTTTAGGAGGTTTAAATGAATTGGTTTGAAAATAAAACAACGCAACTCATAGCTCTTGTTGGTATTGTTACAACACTTGCTGGCTTTGGCTATCAAGGCGCTCAGTATGTTAACAGATTAGATAACCTAGAAGCTCAAATAGGCGGTATAGGTGATACCGAACAAAAACAAAAAGTTATTGAGGAAAGATTTGCAGGTATAG